AGCCAACATTTGACGTTGCAGAAACTCCAGTGAGTCCCATTACATCAGCAGGTGCTAATGATCCAACAGCTGTTGTTCCAACTCCTGCACTAGAAATTTCTAATGGCACATCACCAACTATTTCAGGTGAACCTACACTTGTTGTCGCTGAAACTCCAGTGAGTCCTAAAATATCTCCAACTACTAATGATCCAACATTTGATGTTGCTGATTGACCATCAAGTAGTATAGTGCCTTGAATACCCCATGAATTATCATTCCAAGCTTGTCTACCCCAACCTGAATTTATTTCTGCTGAAACAGTTACAGAACCAACTGCTGTTGTTCCAACACCAGCACTAGAAACAGATACATCTGTACTAGACTCTCCCCAGTTTTCATCACCCCAGGCGTCAGATCCCCATCCTTTTTCATTAAATGCATCTACAGTTCCTGTAGAAGATGTTGCAGAAACACCTGTTAGAGAAACAATATTTATACCTGATTGCCAAGCATTAGCTCCCCATGTATTTTCTCCCCAATTACTATTTCCTATATATGCAGAACCACCCATAGCAGAGTGGATTGAACAATAGTAAAAAAGAATTGATGGTGCATCTGATGCAACTACTATTTCAGTGTAGGCACCAGAGTTTCCTGGTGTGCCGTTAGTAGTTACTCCTGTAGTATATTCTGAACCTCCACCATGAGTGCCGTTTTCTGTTTGAGAAAGTCTTAATGGATGTCCCTCGTTTGAACTATCAGATTGATCAAACCTATAAGTTCCGCCTCTTGAAAGTAAAACTGAATCTTGTTGAACGCCATCTATGACGTATTTATTACCACTATCCGTGCTTACGACGGTTACTGTAAATGTCGTAATGGACATAAGGAGGTCCTCCTTATGCTATTCTTATGATCGCGTTCGTTGCGTCTGCTGTTGGGAATTGAATTGTAAAAGTTCCGCTAGTTACAGTTTTATCAGAACCAAATGCAATAACTGCGCACGCTGGATCACCTGATGCTGAATCATTATAGATTAAAGCACCGTTTGCCGTAAAAGAAGCGTCTGTGTAACTAACATCAGCAAAATCACAAACTGCAGTTGTGCTTGAAGCAACAGGAGTTACGCTTGTAAGTGTAGCGCCTCCAGATGTGTAAGCTGTTCCTGAAGAATTTGTAATTTCGTTTGAACTTGAAAAAGCTGTTGTGCTCGCTCCTAATGTAGCTGAACTTGTGTATAATGCTATTTTAAAAGTGTTTCCAGTTGTAGCTGTAAAATCATGAACTCCTTTTAAAAGCTCTACTTTAAAACTTGTACATACTGCAGATGTTATCGCCATAATTTAATCTCCTACGGGTTTGCCGAATTTATCGGTATTCTAACCGCACCGTCAGTATAGTCGTCTCTTCGTCTTCTACCAACCTGCTCGTTAGCAAACTTTTGTACTTCTTGTTTATATTTATTTTCATATAAAGTCAACATATCTATGGGCCCTTTTAGAAAACTATATGCTTCTGATAAACAGCAATACAACAGCCCATTTGGAAAGTTAAGACTAACATAATTAGTGTCATTATTCTCTAATAATGCAGGAGCCACGTTAAAATGCACCCTAAATTTATAAGTTGTATCAGGAACAGGAGCAAACATCATTCTACCAGATGTGGTATCAGATTCTCCTGTAGCACCACCAAACATAGCATAATATTTTGGTTGACCTCTTTTTGCTGATTCTGTTGATGATATATATTCTTGTAGATAAGTGACGTCTTTTTTTTCTAACCAAACATTAGCACCCGTTGTAGCTGATGTTGAATCATATACTTGGACACCTCTTATAAAAACAGCTCCTGCTGGAGAGTTAATTGTCTCTTGCCCTGCAACTAAATTACCTGTTTGTTGTTTTCTATCTGCATCGATAGGTATATCTCTAAATATTCTATATTGTGCATTTAAAATTATATTTTCTAAAACAGAATCAGATAAAACATTAGAATCTGTTTCTGTATAACTTCTTATTTGTGTTTTTAATCCTGATGCACTTAATCCTGCCATTACACAGCTCCTGCTAGTTCTCTACAAATAGAACAACTTTTTTTATATCTATTATGTGTTCCACATTTCCATTTTGGTTCTTCGTGCACAAGTATTTCTGGCTCTGGAACTTTAGTATAATACTCTATGTGTTCATCCTCTGGACACGCACATTGTTTTATTCCTAATAATTTACAAATAAAATTTTTTATTTTTTTAATCATGCTGTTACTGTTACTGGTCCTGCAGATGCAAAACCGCCTCCTCCTGTTTCAGTTATACTAGATGTTGTGCTTGTTGCAAAGGTATAATTATCTGTGTCTACTTTAGTAATTGTATACCCCGCAGCTAAATTTATAGTTGCAGCTGCAACACCTCCAACAACACTCGCGTCTCTAAAACAAACAGTATCTCCAGTTGATCTACCGTGATCAGGCTCATTTACAGATATAGTTGTTGATCCATTCGTTGTTGTAAATGGATTTAATGGTAATAATTTAGGAACAGCTGTTTCTATTCTATCTGGTCTTACATTACGTAAAGATATAGAATCACCATTCATTGGTTTTGGTTCCAGTTGTGGTTGTTTTGGTTCAAACTCTGATACATGCACAAACGATCCATTCCATTCTCTAACCATTTCTTTGTATGGAAACTCCATACCAGATCTATCTGATATTGCTTTTGCGTATTTACCTGTTGCGTACTTTGCCATTATTTTTTACCTTTTTTCTTTTTCTTCTTACCACCTGGTCCTAAAGGTTTATCTATTAAACCACCTTTTTTCTTTTCATTTTTTCTTCTCTCCAATTCATCTAAAGCTATTTCTCTAATTGCTTCATCTGAATTATTTATTATAGACTCTAAATTTTTTGTGGTGTATTGACCTATGTTTTTTTTAAACTCTCCTGGTTTCATTTCACCATAATCACCTACTTTAAGTTTTGTTGTCATTATGATCCTGGGTAATAAGCTTTTGGTGTAATATACGTGCTAGATGCAGATCCATCTTCTGCCAGTGCTCTAGCAAATTCATCTTCATAGTACAACTTCATAGGTTGAACCATTTGTGGTTGATACTTTTGTGCTAAATAAAAAGCTAAACCAGATATCATGCAAGGTACAAATCTAAATGGCACATCTGTTGCATTAGTATAATCACCGATATCTTGAATTCTTTTTATAAAATAAAAATGCATGTCTTTAGATGCATTTGTAGAATCTGGTGTAGGATAAATATGTATTCTTACTTTATCAATAAATCTTTCTACCCAATACTGATTAGGTGTTCCTTTAGATAGCTTGTTAGAAAAACCTGCGTAAGTTGATCTATCAACTTTTGTCATTGGTGAATCTGATTGTGTGGTCTGTGTTCTATTAGACCTTAATTGTGCTTCAAGAACATCGGATATACCAAACACACTAGCAGGTGCAGTGGTGGTTGCAGAGGTTCCATCATCACTAGATCTAAAAAAGTCATAGTCTGATTGTCCTTCAATTAAATCTAAATTAGTATCTCCTATTTCCCAATAGTGAATACCTCTATTGCCCCACTCTTGAAACAATATATTTAAAGATCTTCTTGCAGATTTTAATTGATAACCTGCAACGTTTTGTAATCCAATACGTTCAAAAGCCTCTTCTACTATTTCATCAATAGAAAAAGTTTTATCAAAGGCAGTTGTACCCGAAGTAGTGTTAGCCATTTAAACTCCTAGCCAGTATAGCCAATAGTAACAGACGTAACATTAGTCATGGTAGCATGAACACCGTTTTCAAATCTTATACCGTTTCCTGGAACATAGATATCTAAACCTTCTGTACCAAAATCAGCTTCAAAAACTTTTGCTCCTGTGCTACCAGATGAAATGTCTCTTAATACTAATACAGAAGAGGCTACACCATTTCCTTGAATGTAAGTTACTCTACAAGGTCCTAAATTAATTGAACCTCCAGAAATAGTTTTTACCTGACCTGTGCTTGCTATATTTGTAAACTTCTGATCTGAACTCATATTTGTTTCTCCTTAAAATTTAAGCATGGGGCCGAAGCCCCACACTAAATTAATTATTACGATGCAAATGCAAATGCACCTGTAGTAGCGTCAGCTGCACCACCCATTTTTGAAGCAATGTGGTATGTGCCATCTTCGTAACAAATAAAAGCAATCATG